TTGGTGCTACTGTTGATGTAATATTTAAAGTATTAACTATGACTTCTCCTTCTTTATAATCTACCACTCCTGCAGATTTTATAACAACCGTTTTATTACCAGTGTTTGACATTTTAATAACCGCTAAATCTCCTTTTTGACTGCCATCCAATTTTAATATTAATTTACCACTGGGTCCGATTTCAACTGTCGTATTTGGAACGTCTGTAAAATATACGATATCATCGGATCCAGCAATCTTAAATCCTGTGCTTTTAATATTGAATCCCTCTGGATTAATGTGAAAACGATTTCCAAAGCACAATTCATATTGAGCAAACTGATTTATGAGAACTTTCATATCTCTTCTAATTTTTACTTTAGAAATATTAGAAGTAATAGAACTATTAACTCTATCAATGATTTGTACAACTTTACTATACTTAAATCGACCTCCAAATTTATTGACATCTAAACTAGATGCATATTGAGTAAGGAATGATATAACCGACGATTTTAAAGTATTAACATCGGAGACTTGACTGCTGTTATAGTAAACGGATGAATCAATCTCAACATAAAGAATTTTAAGGTCAATTATTTTTTGATTAATTCCTGCAATTGAATATTGCTTTAATTTAGATAAAATATTTTGCTTATCAAAGTCACTTACAAATGTACCATTTTTTGGTTTAATACTAATTTGAACGGTGCCAAATTTTGGAGGAGTTAATTCTTCTCCACCAACAACGGAAACAGATTCTGTATTTGGATATATTGATTGAATAATGGCTTCATAATCTCTTGATGTAACTGCTCTGTATTGTGCCGAATATAGTCTAGGAGCAAAATATTTAATTGATGATAATGATTCTATTTCACCACCATTTGAGGCTTTTTGTATGGTATTAACGGTGACGGTCCCTGATGGAGTAACTCTAACATTTGAGGAATCAACAAAATTTCCTTGAAAATCAAATGATGTTGCTCCATTTCCAGTTTGACCATCAGTTATAATGTATTTGACTGTTATAACAGAATTATTTTCGAGTTTTTTGCCAAAAAATCCATCGCCAAAAAGAATTTCATATCTTTCGTCTTGAACTTCTTGAATTAAATAAATTTCAGATGTTTTACTTAACCTTAAAATATTATCAACTTTTGTGTATTCTCTTCCTAATCCAGTATCATTTATTCCTTTGACATACACAACCATCGTAGATGTATCAATATTTGGATTATCAAGTATAAATCTCTGATCTTGTGCAGTATTAACCGTAAATTCTTTACTTAATAAACTCCCCTGATACACATTAATTGGTGTAACTGAAGATCCAAATGTTGCAATTCCTCCACTCACTGCTGCTGTAACATCTTCAGAAAGTGAAAATCTATATGAAGTGTTGTCAAACGATCCTACACACACTAGTCCCGCCTGTAGGGTAAGAAAAGAACTGGCGGTGGTAGTTGGTACTCTAAGCGTAATCGCTGCCTTAGCGGCGGTTTTAGAGCGAGGTACGTAACCAATCGTTCTTGCCAAGGAAACAACATTCTCTCGAATTGTTGCCGAATCCAAAAAGGACTCATTGACAATCATATTTGAGTTAAATGCTGTAATGTAAGTATTATATGCAAGCGTATCGATTAAGACAGAAAAATTAGATCCCTCAAAATCAAAATCCGTAAAATTGGAATTGGCACGAAGATAATCTTTGATTTGAGTTTTGATCTGATCAAAATCTAAATTAGTAAACTGTGTAAAAGGCATTTTATCTTGTTGCCTCTAGTAGAAATGAAAATTGTTGTGTTGGAAAATCTTCTCCAATAATATCAAAAGTAACCGTCACTTCAAATTCATTATCATCTGGTCTTGGTTCAACTTCAACGTTTACATTATCAACTCTGACCTCATAGTTGGTGATTGTAGTTTTAATTTGATCTTCAATTACCGATGCAGTACCATAATCGACAAATTCAAAGAGACTTCTACGAACATCAGATCCCAAAAGAGGATTAAAAAATCGCTCCGTCGGGATCGTTTCAACTAAATTTCTAACTGCTCTAGAAATCGCTCTTTCATTCACCAAAATGGGTAGATCTTTTGTAACTGGATGTGGTTCAAAAGATAAACTGATATCCTTAAAAGCTCTTGATCTTCTTTGGACTGCCATTGATGAATGAATTTTATTGATTATTTATTCGCTATTTCCAAGGAATTCCATATGATGGTTCAGTTCCATAACCCCAGTCATCATAATCATCATCGTTACGAATTTTTTCGTGCAATTCTTCTTGTTTTTTCAGATCATGCTTGGGTGCCAAGTCGTGCATAACCTCTTGAATAATTCTTTTTGGTGGTGTTTTCTCATAATCTGTAATTAATTTAGCAGTGCCCCACATTTCTCTCATGTAGTTGGGGTCTCTGTCGACTGGTAAATTGGACATTTTAGCTCCTGTTTTAATGAATAAAACAGAACTTTTATAAAGGAGGTTGCTATCTCCCTATTTCTATTTAACGATCTACTTCACGAATTGAATATGAGTCTGAATTGAGGTATTTTAAGATTTCCAAGGCAATCAAACGTGGATCTCCATCACCACAGGTATACACATCCACTGCCAAACACCCATTTTCAGGCCAGGTATGGCAAGAAACATGACTTTCTGCGAGTGCAATCACGATTGTACATCCTTGTGGATCAAAATGATGCAAAAATGTGTTCAAAATTTCCATTTTTGCACGTTGAATGCCTTTAATCATGGCATTTTGAAGTGATTCTGCATCATTAATTGCCTCTGAGGCAATATTATACACTTCTAAGAGCAAATGTTTGCCCATTGAGACTTTTTTCAACTCGATTTTTGGTAAAAAGTTATTTATTTTCCCGTTCTTCGGGTGTTGTATAGAAATATTCATCACAATCACCTAAACGACCCCATTCAAGTTCATTTTCAACTTCAAACCACTGCGTTGAAACCTTAAAATCGGGTATTTTTGGTTCTGATGGAGTCAAAGACACGTCATATATGCGACATCTGTTGTTTGGATAGAGTGCATACTGACCATTTTCAAGTTCTAACAGGTTAAATGACTTGTGTTCTTGAGGAATTTCACTCGTACTGTAGTCAATTTCGTCTGTGGACTCATGATAGTTATCGAGTGTGCAAATATAAAACCCATTGATCTCACCAAAATGACGAGTACGCACAACCCAACGCATGGATCCCGTAAATTGTTTGTGAATATTGGTAATTCCGTAGTCCATACAGTTCCAGAACTGTAAATTTGGAAGATCTAAGTCAGGAGTTGGAGTTTCTGGAGATGCAACAAATGCTGATATCGGTAATTTATCAAACATTGCTCCATATTCGGGCAAATAAGTTTCAAAATAAAAGGCACGTCCAGGTATTGACTTTGCCGAAACCCAGACACCTTCGACAAATTCGCCATGTCCATCTTGTAGATCACGAAGATACTCTTTACGAACCCAAACTTTTTGCGCGGGTAGATTTGTAATTAGACAACTCATAGCCAATCTTTCTCTTCTTCTAAGTATCTATACGTCAATTCTTCATCTTTTGAAATGGTGCGAAGTGTAATATATGCTTCTTTTTCATTGACACCACAGTTCGGATTATCGGAGTGATTGACATAGTATGCCTGATAAAGGCGATCTAAATGACAATCGATCCAAAATCCCTCATTATCACACCAAGTCATTGAGATCATATGTCGATGAATTTCTTCTGGAATTGCAGTCCAGGGCACTTTATATGCTTCATCTCTAATTTTCCAAATAATCGTATCTTTTGGAATTTCAATCAAAGCAAAAACACCCACTCCACCACAAATTTTACTTGGGGCAAGATAGGTATACAGTTCTAGACTATAAGGATTCATCCTTTGCCTTGTCCTCGATATTTCTTTGAAGCCCCATTGCGAGAAGACGCTGCATACTTCGTACCGTTTCCCTTTCCTTGACGAGATTTTTTAGGCGGTCCAGGACTATAAGAACTTTTGTTCAGACCACCTTTTGATTTTGCTGCCATTCGCTTTCCTCCACATAAATTTCAGTTTTAAGATCTCCAGAACTTGGAGCGCCTGTCTGATAGAACTGTTGTGCCAGATCTTCCATGGTATCGAGATATTGTTCCTCTGTAAGATTATGATGAATTATTTTACCTTTACAGAGAATATTATACCGTTCGTTAGCCATCTCAAATGATTCTTGACTTCTCGTGCCCGACGCGAATGCGAGGATCACACCAGATTTCAAATCCTGCTTCCTTTGCATCCAAACAGAATGATACGTCTTCTCCACACATGTCCTGAACTTCGCCAGATTCAAAAATTTGCATCTTTGGTGCAAACCATGGATATGACATTTCATCGTGTTCGAAGACTCCGTTCTTAATTAGAAGCCAACCAAAACCAGTATAATCAACCGTAAATGGTTTCCGACGCTTTGAAATGGTTTCTATAGTTTCATGATTCATGACTCCACCATTGTTACGGAAATCATCTTCCTCTAACCAGTGAGCAACAGAGGTTGTCTGTCCGTCTTCAGTACAGTACCATCCAGCAGCAATGTCCTGGTCTATTAAAACTAGTTGCCAGAACTTTTCACTATTGAAGACAATATCGGAATCAATCCAGAGTTGCCAATCATATTGTAATTTACCGTCCCATGGTTTTTGATTGGGGCCACGTAAAACATTTGCACCCAGACACTTACAACGTGCAAAGTTCACCATCGAACTATAATCTTGAGAGATTTGAATACTTGCACCTGCCTGAACTAAATCAAAACACAGTTGTACGAAATTTTTTAGAAACGTGTATGAAACATTACGTCCAGGAAGACAAAATACAACTGTCTTTCCCCGTACCATTTCTCTTGCCTTATCATAGTCCCATTCAGGTTCTTTTGCGACTACTGGCGTTTTTGCTTTTACAGTAAATCCTTTTGCCATAACTTGAGTGATTTTCAATCATATCATACACTATTATGTATAGTTTGTCAATGAGGTGTTATTATTCGTCCACTTCTGAAAGTATAATATCTTTTCCATCTAGATTAAACACAATTTCAGTATCTTCGTACCATGATAATTCATTAATCATCCATTCTGGTATTTTAATTGAATATTCTCCACTAATTGGATCAACCTCTATGGGGCGCTTTTCCTCTCCGGATTTTTTCTTCATTCTTAAGATTATAT